ATGTCCAGCCGTTACGCAACCATCATCACCGACGATGACGGCCGCGAGGTCGTCAGCGCCATCGGCGAATTCGAGGGCGCGCCCGATGCCCGCCACGGCCATTTCGAGTTAGTCGCGGCTGATGTGCGGATCGGCATGGTCCGGGGCGTCGACGTGGCCGGCGGCTTTGGGTTTCCGCAAGCGGGCGTCAGCGCCGGTGCGGTGAGCATCGCCAGGGCGGCGCTCAAAGCCGCGTCAGGCGCCGGCAAGTCCGGCAGCGCGGCTGGGGCAAAGGGCGATGCGGCAAACCGGCCGCGGAAGCCAACGCGTGCAAAGCCCGGCAAGCGGGCGCGCAAGAAACCTACGCGCCCGGCCAAGAAAACAGCGAAGCCGGCGATGTCCGCCGGGATAATGGGGTAGGCATGGCCGAGGATTCTTTCTGCGACGAACCGCCTGATGTGACGGAACGGCCCTCCGGCCGACCGAGGCGGGCGAAGAAGACGCTGGGCGATGGTTTCCTCGAAGCCATCCGCGCCGATTTCCGGGCGCATGGCGCCGGCGTCATCGCCGAGGTTCGCACCGAAAAGCCCGACCAGTATCTGAAGATCGTGCTGTCGGTGCTGCCCAAGGATTTGCCAAGGGACCTGCTTGTCAACATCAACAGTCTGGATGCATTGAGCGATGACGAAATCAGGCAGCGCATCCGCGGCCTCGAAGCCGTCCTCAGGCCGTTCCTCGAAAAGCCGGGCCTCGCAACAGGCCTCGCACAGCCGGGCGGCAAGGAAGGAATATCTCAGCCTGCTGGCGGAGCTGGACCGGAGGCGCCGCACTAACCAGCTTGCCGCCTATCGGCCCTATCCCCGACAGGCCGAGTTCCACGCCGCCGGCGCGACCAATCGCGAGCGGCTGTTCATGGCCGGCAATCAGCTCGGCAAGACCAGGGCCGGCGGCGCCGAATGGGCGATGCACCTCACCGGCCGCTATCCCGACTGGTGGCAAGGCAAGGTCTTCGATACCGCCGTGCGGTTCTGGGCGGCCGGCGTTACCGGCGAAGGCACGCGCGACAACCCGCAGCGCATCCTGCTTGGCCCGCCGCAGCACGCCGGCGGCCTGGGGCACCGGCATGATCCCGGCCGACGCCATCGTCAGCACGATGGCGGGACGGGCGCCGGGCGCGCTCGAACAGCGTCGTGGTGCGCTGGGGCGGCGGCGGCGATGTTCAGGCCGATGAATCGGTGCTGTCGTTCAAGAGCTACGAGAAGGGCCGCGAGAAATGGCAGGGCGAGACACTCCACGGCGTCTGGTTCGACGAAGAGCCGCCGCTCGACATCTATTCCGAAGGCCTGACCCGCACCAATGCGACCGGCGGCATCACCATCGTCACCTTCACGCCGCTGCTCGGCATGTCGGAGGTGGTGCTGCTGTTTTTGTCCGCCGGTGAGATGGAGAAGATGGTGAAGGGCTAGTGGTCGGTCCGTCCGAGGACTTCGTTCCCCGCCTATCGCCATCGTGATGTATCACCTTCGCGCCCCCTTTCGGTCAGGGCTAGTTCGGGCGGCTGCCGGCAATGATGAATGCCAGACCGCATGCCGCGATATCTGGTTGTGCTCGAAGCAATCCGTCGCCAGCTTGCTGATTTCTGGATCGGCAGACGTCTGCGCCCATTCGATATAGGCGTCAACGACGACCAATCTCGCCCGGCCGGCCAGCCCCAGACCGTAGCGCCGCACCACCGGCTCGGCATGCTCCAGCATCGCACGGATCGTGCCTGACGCATCGTCCCGCCACTGCCCGGAAATTTCCGCTATCGACGAAAACGGCGTTCCCGGCCTGAGCGATGCGGCGCGCTGGCGGGCGAACTTCAACTGCCAGTCCTTTGCAAAGCGCACGAACTGGATGGCTCCCATGCGCACACCCTCATGCTCATCTGCAAGAGAAAACGATGCTTGCGCCAGATAGTCGCCATCGCCACGCGTGCTGCATCGCAAGATAGACTCCACGGCATCGAAGCGCGTGCGCGGGTTGTCATCTGCCAGCAACGCGGCCAGTTCGCCCACCATCGAACTGATGTTCTGGTTTTGAAACGTGGCAAGAAACGCACCTGTCGCTCGCGTCCGGGCATTGCCCGATATGAGCAGGAGACGCAGGCTTTCCAGCGGAACCGTCTTGCCGAGCTCACTGAGAAGGTCGTTGGCAAGCGCGCCGTTGTCGTCATCGGAGGGCGACATCAGCCGCTGCAGCATCTCCGGACCGGTCATGGCATTTGTCGATTTGCCGAGCGGCAGCAGGATCTTGCCGCCTTCGCTGAAGAAAAGATGAGCGGTCTCGCTGTCCTCGGCGGACAGGCGCATCGTCTCGAATAGATCTGTCATGGCAAAGAGTGGCTTTCCCACCCGCGTAGAGTACAGGCCGCGCGCAATGCTCCGGCCCAACAGGCATCGGTGTCGCTGATGCCGGGCAAGACCTAGCGCATAAAGCCGCAAAGGGAAAGATCAGTGGAAGTCGCTCGCCGCGGCAAGTTAATTACGGAACTCTAATATGTCTCGACACGTCACCTTCATGACCATCGACGATGCCGGGCATTATACGCCGCAGCAGCGCGCCGCGATCGTCGCCGCCTATCCCGCGCATGAGCGCGAGGCGCGGGCCAAGGGCATTCCGGTGCTCGGCTCCGGCCGCATCTTTCCGGTGGCCGAGGAGCTGATCGCCTGCGAGCCGTTCCGGCTGCCGCGCTACTGGCCGCGGCTTGGCGCGCTCGATTTCGGCTGGGACCATCCGTCGGCCGCGGTCGAGCTCGCCTGGGATACGGAGGCCGATGTCGTCTATATCTCGAAAGCCTGCCGGGCGTCGCAGCAGACGCCGGCCATGCAGGCGCTGACGCTGAAACCGTGGGGCGAATGGCTGCCCTGGGCATGGCCGCGCGACGGCCGGCGCGAGACGCTGGAAGGTGCGGGCCTGGCACTCGCCAAACAATACGCCGCGCATGGGCTGAACATGCTGACCCGCCATGCGCAATTCCCAGACGGTTCCGTCTCGGTCGAGGCCGGGCTGATGGAGATGCTCGACCGCATGCAGAGCGGCCGCTTCAAGGTGTTTTCGACGCTTTTGCCCTGGTTCGAGGAGTTCCGGCTCTACCATCGCAAGGACGGCCAGGTGGTGAAGCTGCGCGACGATTTGATGGCGGCGACGCGTTACGGCGTGATGATGCTGAGGGAAGCGGTGGTCGACCCGGCGGAGTTCAAGGCGGCGCGGCGAAAGGCCGGGCAGAGTGATCCGCTGGGGGCGTTTCGGTAACTCGAAGGCAACCACATACCATGACCGCCCCATGACCCTCCGCATCATCCCTGCCACTTTGCGCGACCTCTCCTATATCGCAGCCAATTTGCGCCCGGAGGACCGGGCCGAGATCGACTGCCAGCTCGACCAATGGTCGCCGGCGCTGCTGGCGCTGGCTGCGCTGCAGGGATTTGCCTATGTCGCCGAGCTCGACGGCAATCCGGAAGCCGGCTTTGGCGCCGCCGAACAGCGCGGCGGCTTATGGATCGCCTGGAGCTGGGGCACGCGCCGCATGAAGCGCTGCGTGCCTGGTATCACCGAGTTCTTTCACGCCGTGCTCGGGCCACAGGTTGCCGCGCGCGGCGCCTGGCGGGTCGAGGCGCGGGCGCTGGCCGCCAATGAATTGGCGCTGCGCTGGCTCGGTCGGCTTGGCGCGACGGAACGCTGCCGCTTGCCGGGTTACGGCCGGAATGGCGAAGATTTTTTGCTCTACGACTGGACAAGAGAAAGCTGGAACCATGTGCCTCTTCCAAAAGCCGCCGGCGCTGAAGCCGCTGCCACCGACACCGACCATCGCCGACAAGGACGTTCAGGCGCGCGAGGCAGCGCTCAGGGCTGAGCTCGAACAGCGCCAGGGCACCGCCGGCACGGTCAAGACCGATCTGTCGCCCAGCGACCTCACCGGCCAGCGCCGTGTGCTGCTGGGGGTGTGATTATGGGCGCGAGGAAACGCAGTTTTCGCAACCGATGCGGGCCTGGTGGACCTAGCGCTGGCATGCGAGGCTGGTCAAAGCGGCGAGGGTGAGGGCGTAATCTCCCCCTTTGAGGGGGAGATGTCGCCGAAGGCGACAGACGCCACGCGTAAAGCGCCAACTTTGATCTGCCGCAGGAGGCCGCGTCCGGTCGCCGACCCCCTCTGGCCTGCCGGCCATCTCCCCCTCGAGGGGGGAGATTACGCCCTCCGCGCAAATGCCCACACCATCAGCGGGTATTCCTCGTCGTTGCTCAAATCGCGCCATAGGCCGTAGGCGCGCACTGGGCCGCCGATATGGGCTTTTGCGCAGGCTTTGTTGCCCCAGCCGAACACTTCTATCTCGGATTCCGGGAAGCCGCTTCGACCATCACCTGCTTCAGGCCGGCGGGAGTCCAGCGGTTTGTAGTCGTGCGGCCTGGCATGCACCCTGAACAGGAACGGCGTCGCCACCATCGCCCAGCCGCCCGGCCGGGTCATGGCATGGATATTTTGCGCGGCGGCAAGCGGCCGTTGCGCATGCTCCAGCACCTGGTCGGCGATGACGACGGAATATTGCCGGAATCGACCGAGGTGTAGTTGGAGCACATCGTCTTCCAGTAGCGGTTCCAGCCGGGCGAAACCTCGATCACGTCAGATGATTTGCGGCCGTCCGCCTCAAGAAACGCGGTGAATGCCTCGATCTGCCTGATGCGCAGCCAGTTGCGGGAGTCGTAGCCGATCAGCCGCTTTGCAGCCTGCTTGCTTCGCCTCGTCAGGGCACCGGGGTAGGCTCTCCGTCATTGTCACATCGACCTCCTTAAAGGCCCGCCGCGCCACCCTTGAACATCGCAAAAGCGGACAAAATTCGACCGCCCTAAATAAGCTCAGACCACCGAAGAAAGAATGCCATGACGAGCGATTCCCGCGCCCACGAGATCCTGTCGCGACAGGCGGAACTGGAGAGCGAGCGCAGCCAGTATGAGGCTGTCTGGGAGGCGGTGTCGGAATTCTGCGACCCCGACGCGCCCGATGTCTGGAGCGGGCGCCGGCAATCCGGACCTGACTCGCAGGCTCAGCGGCAGGAGCGGCGGGGTGCGCGTGTCTACGCCAACACCATCAACTCGGCAGCCAACCGGCTGGCCGCCGGGCTGGAAAGCCTGATCATCCCGCAGTCGGAAAAATGGCACGGGCTGTCGACCGCCGCCTTGAACGACGAAGAGAGCGACGAGGAAAAGGAATGGGCGGAGGCGCTTCGCGATTTCCTGTTCTCGCTGCGCTATTCCGCCAATTCGAACTTCGTGCCGGCAACGCAGGCCTGCCTGCGCAACGTCGTGCGCTACGGCCCGGCCTATCTCTACGCCGAGGAGGGCTTTGCGCCCCACACGCTGATCCGCTATGCCTCGATCCCCGTGGTCGAGGGCTATCTCTGCCGCAACCGCTGGGGTCAAGTCGACATTTTCCACCGCCGCTACGAGCGCACGGCGCGCCAGGCCGCACAGCTGCTCGGCTATGAGAAGCTGCCGGCGCGGATCAAAATGCTGGTCGATGATCCCGCCAAATGCGAGACCAAGATTTCGCTGATCCAGTGCATCCAGCCGCGCGACGAGCGCAAGATGTATCGGCTGGGCGGATCCTACCAGTATCTCGACACGGCCTTCGCCTCCTGTCACGTCATCGAGGACGAGGAGGTCATCGTCAGGGAAAGCGGTTTCCGCTCCTTCCCGGTGTCGTGCTTCAACTGGCGCCGTTACGAGGGCGACCCCTACGGCATCTCGCCGACCATCGAGGCGTTGACCACGGTGCGTGAAGAAAACGCCGTGCGCCGCTCCGGCCTCAGGGCGCTGCAGCAGGTCACCGATCCGGCGACCGCTTCGAAGGCGCGGCTCGACTATGTGCCGGTGCTCAATCCCGGCGAGAACTATCCCGGCCTGATCGACGATCAGGGACGACCGCTGATTGCGCCGATCGCTACGGGGCAGAACCCGACCTATGCGTTCAGCTACGCGGAAAGCCGGGCCGAGGAGATCCGCGACATGATGTTCGTCAATCTGTTCCAGACGCTGGTGCAGAACCCGCAGATGACGGCGACCGAAGCGCTGATCCGGCAGGAGGAAAAGGGCGCGCTGCTCGGACCCTCCGGCTCGATCATCCAGGCCGGTTTTGCCTCGAATCTCGACCGCGAGCTCGGCATCCTCGAGGACAAAGGATTATACGAGGAAGACAGCCGCTTCCTGCCGCCGGCGAGCCTTGCCGGCAAGGCGGTGCGGCCGACCTTCACCGGCCCGCTCGACGTGCTGCGCCGCTCGGCCGAGGCGCGCGATACTATCCAGGTGGTGACCACGGCCATGCAGATGGCGCAGTTCGACCCCGGCGTGATGGACAATATCGACGGCGACGAGGCGCTCAAGATCGTGCAGAGCGCCGGCCGCAGTCCGCAGCGCATCTTTCGCCGCCAGGACGAGGTTGCCGGTATCCGCGATGCCAGAGCCAAGGCGCAAGCTGCGCAGGCCGGCATGGCCGCGATCGCCAACGCTGGCAAGGTGGCCAAGGATGCCGTGCCCGCCGCCGTGCAGGCGCGCGACAGCGGTCTGCTCGACAGTCTCGGCGGGCTGATGTCGCAGGGCGGCGAGGGCGGCGCATGAGCGGCAAACGCTTCGCCCATTCGAGCCAGGCCGGCGGCCCGGCCAAGGCGCAGGATGCGCTGACCAAGGCCTATCTCAGGGTGTTCTCAGGCCAGGACGGCGAGATGGTGCTTGCCGACCTGACGGCGGCGACCGGCTATTACCGCCGCCCGTCCTATGGCGAGTGGCTGGCCAAGACGAAGACGCCGAACGGCTTCGAACTGCACAGCGCACTGAGCAATGCACGCGCCGAAGTGGTGCAGCACATCATGGGGTTCCTGACGCTGGACGAGGCGCAGCTGGCGGCGCTGGAGAAGGCGGCGAGGCTGGAGGGGAGGTAGGAAGCTGCCTTACGGCTAAGTCTTGCTCAAATCTACGGTGATCCGCATCGGGCTGGTTTTGACGCCTGGCGGCCAACACTTCTGGACCGATTTCGAAAGTTGCCGGGCTGCTTCCGCCGCCGCCTCTGAATGTGGATCATAGGACACAACGGTGATCGACTTGACCTTGCCGGCCTTGTCCAATGTCACCTCGAAAGTGGCTTTGACGTGATTGTCGACAGCGGCCACCGGCAAGACCAGGCAATCGCCGATCCGCTCAACACTTACAGCCTGTCTGGCGTGTGCGGAAACCGAACAAACAACCAGCAGCGACGTCATCAAAAATCGCATCGTCGCCCCCTTGGATAGCAGACGATAGCGCCTAACTGCGCTGAGGGTAAGGAGCAAAACCATCGGGTTGACCGCGCCGACGCTGAAACTGCGTCCCTCGCCCCGTTCACGGGGAGAGGATGCCGGCAGGCAGGTGAGGGGCAGCGCCAGCATCTCAGAATTCCGCACTGCCCCTCATCCCCCTGCCGGGACCTTCTCCCCGTGAACGGGGAGAAGGGGGCTATCGCTCAATAGTTGCCGCTGTAATAGCGGTCGTCGCAAGGCGCCGTGTAGATGCGGCCGTAGCGATCCTGATAGCGGCAAAGCTGTTCGCCGCGCCGCTGCGGCGTTGTCGCGCTGCCCACGACCGCGCCCAGCAAGGCGCCGCTGGCTGCACCGATAACCGTGCTCTTGGTGTCGCGGCCCAGGGCCTGGCCGACGAGAGCGCCGCCCGCGCCGCCGACCAGAGCGCCCGTGGTCGCCCTCTGCTGGCCTTCGGTCTGCGCACATCCTGCCAGCGCGGCAGTCACAAGCAGGGCGGCAATGGCTTTGTACATGGTCATCGTCTGATACTCCGTTGAAGCTATGAACTAATACACCGGCTGGTTTTGCCAAGTGTTTGCCAAGTGCGGTCGCATTGCGGCGGAACAGCGGCACCATGCCTCACGAAATAAGACATGGTTTCTTTCGTCTTGACGGCCGAGGCCTCCGGCTCGGAAAGCTCATGGTCAAACAAAAAGATCATAAAGATCAGGGTCAAACAAGACGATAGGGTCAGGCTCTATCGAAATGATCAGGCTTCGGCCGCAACGATTCCGCTCGCGGCGGGTCCAGCCGATCCCTCAAATCCCCCAAGAATGGAGAATGCAATGACCCGAGGTCTCCCCCGGACGCTTTCCCGTGCCGCCGCCCGAGAGGCCGGCCTTGCCCCGCCCAAGGCCGGGCTTGCGGCCAGCACGAGCGGGCAGGGCGGTTCCTTCCGCACCGTCTTTTCGCTCAACGCCATGCAGGTGCCGGTCACCGATGCGCTTGCCTATGCCAGCCATAAGCTTTTCGATTTCCTCGGCGGCAAGGTGCGCATCAAGGGCGGCACCGCAAGGCTGCAATTCGCCGTGCTGACCACCCGTGCGGCGACCATCAACGACAATGCGGCACTGACCTGGTCGCTCGGGTCGGCGGCGGCGTCAAGCGCTGCGCTCGCCGGCACCATGGTCAATGTGCTGGCTTCGACCGGACGTACGCTGGACGGTGCCGGTGCTGCACTGTCGACCGCTTCGACCGCCGATGTAGCGGCGGCTTTGACGCTCGATGGCACAGTGACGCCGGCCGACCTCTATCTCAACCTTGCCGTCGCCGCCGGCACCGATATCGACGCCGACGGCATGCTGGCCGTTACCGGAACGATCACGCTGCTGTGGGAGAATTGGGGCGATAACGCGTAGCGTTAATCTCCCCCCTCGAGGGGGAGATGTCGCCAAAGGCGACAGAGGTGCGACCGGGCCCGACCTCAGCGACAGATGGAGGTTTGCGCTCCACGCGTTGGTACCCCCCTCTGGCCTGCCGGCCATCTCCCCACAAGCGGGAGATACTGGGCCCCACCACCGGCTCCTATCATCAGCCTTTAACCTCAACAAAGGAACATCTCATGACAGATCTGGCAGACGCCGGGTCCGTGGTGGCTTCGCCACCGGCGGGCAACCTTGCACGGCCACCGGCCAACGGGGACAACGGGTCCGCCCCGCCGGCCGACAAGAGTTGGTTTGACGGTCTTTCCGAAGGCAACCGCAAGCTCGCTGAAACCAAGGGCTGGACCCAGCCTGAAAGCCTCGATCGGGTTTTCACATCCTATGCGGAGCTGGAACGGCAGCAGGGCGAGAGCCTGCGCATTCCCGCAGCGGACGCACCTGGGGAAGACTGGGACAGGTTCCATGCCCGGTTGCCTGAGGCGATGCGCCCGCTGACATCGCCCGACAAGGTCGAGTACAGGCGCCCCGACGGGCTTCCCGAAGACTTCGCCTATTCGGACGAGCTCGCCAACGCGTCGAAGGCCTGGGCGGTCGAGGCCGGCGCTACCCCGAAGGTGGCGCAGGCCTATCACGACCGCTTCGTCGGCTATATGGCCGAGCAGGCCAAGGTGCAGCAGATCGCCCTTGCCCGTTCGGTCGAGGCCACTCACGATGACTTGGTCAGGGATTGGGGACCGACCGACAGCGACGGCTTTCGCCAGAGACTGGAGGTCGCCAATCGGGCGATGAAGAAGCTCGGCCTGGTCGATGCCTACAAGGCGAAAGGCATCCTTCTGCCTGACGGCGCCTTGACCGATCCGCAGATCGCCAAGGCGTTCCACGCCATCGGCGAGGCGATGTTCAGGGAAGACACGATCGACGGCGGCGCGGCTTTGAGCGGCGGCAATCCGTTCAAGCGCAACGCCGCCGGCGAACGCAACCTGACTGAGATCTCGGCCCTCGTCAGAAGCGATCCCGTTCGCGCCCGCCGGCTGGCACGCGAGGCCGGCGAAAACCCCGACCTGTGGATGCCCAACAACCCCCTCTAAAAGCTGTATCGATATTCAGGTGATGCCGGCCTGCAAACGACGGCTTTCTGCGCTTCCGGTGCTCACGGACCAGCGCATGACCCCGGAACCCATTTCGGTTTCCCGGAAAGGATCATGCGCAAATGCAAAGTGTTAGAGCGTCCTTTGCGCGTCCAATTGGACGCGCAGCGCTCTAATGTCCGCTCCGCTCCGGTTCTCGAAAGCCATCTGTTTGGTCGCTTCGCGCCCGTCTTCGACTCCGGCTCGGCCTGACCTGAATCTCAACACACCTTCTCCGCCCATCAACCCCTGAAGGAAAGAAAAAATGGCAGACGCCTATACCCGTATCGCGGACGCGATCGTTCCGTCCGTCTATGCACAATACTCGTTCGAGGAGCACGTCCAGTCGCTCGAGATCTACCAGGCCGGGATCCTGTTTTCCGACCCGGCCATCGCTTCGAAGCTCTCCATGGGCGGGCGTTCCGTCGACATGCCCGGCTGGAAGGATCTCGGCAACGATCCGTCCGAGCCGGTCAATGACGATCCGGCCGACTCGATCGAATTGAAGAAGATCGGCGCCCGCCGCGAGGTCGCCGCCCGAAATGTCCGCGCCCAGGCCTGGGGCATCCCGGACCTGACCTCGATCCTGGCCGGCGACGACCCGCAGAAGCTGATCGTGCGCCGCCAGACCGACTATTGGCAGCGCGCCAACAAGCTGACGCTGCTCGGCATCCTGAAGGGCGTGGTGGCCGACAACCTCGCCAATGATGCCGGCGACCTGGTCCGCGTCACCGGCGCCTCCATCGTCGATACCGACATCATCGAGGCTGCCTATCTGATGGGCGACCGCGCCGACAAGTTCAAGACGATCTGGATGCACTCCAAGCAGATGAAGGCGCTGAAGCTCGCCGACCTCATCGACTATGTGCCGCCGTCCGAGCAGGGCGGGCCGCTGATCCCCTATTACATGGGGCTCAGGGCCGTCGTCGACGACGACATCCCGGTGGCGGCGGGCGTCTACACGGCCTTCATGTTCAAGGACAAGGCAATCCTGTGGAACGAGCTGCCGGTCAACACCGAAGGCGGACCGCTGGAGTTCGACCGCAAGCCCCGCCAGGGCCATGGCGGCGGCGTCACCGAAATGGTCGGCCGCAGGCATTTCGTCCCGCATGTGCCCGGCACCCGCTTCCTCGACGCCTCCTCGGCCGGCGAATTCGCCACCGACGCCGAGCTGGCGCTGGCGGCGAACTGGGACCGCACCGCGTCGAGCGTCAAGAACATGACGTTCATCGCGCTGAAGACGACCGAGGCCTGATCGGACCGGAAGGGGCGGGGGTAAAAGAACTCCCGCCCTTTCTGGACGCTAGTCTAGGCCGTAGACTCATTACTGCGCAGCCTTCAGCACGCGCCGATCATCAACACGCGGCACACCTCTTGGCTTGTTGGGTAGCAGCGGCTCGATCACCCGCCATTCAAAGTCTGTCAGGTCATATCGGCTCATGGTGAGCCCTGAATCAGAATCCGGCGCGATGTGAAAGCAGCCAGTCGGCAAACGATCCCGTTGCGGACGTTGACTAGTCGTCCAGTCTCCGTTTGGCCAATGATGCCTGATAGACACTTTGGGGATGTCTTCTGCGTCGCCAACTATTTAGAAATATAATAAGCGCAATATAGCCGAATATTGCAACCAAGCCCCGCAGAGCACCAAGATTGCTCATAAAAGAAGCTATAAGAACCACAGACGCAACCACGGCCACGGTGTAATAGAGGACTGAGGCCCAGACATATTTTTCCATTTGAGAGCTACTCATTGACCAATCCTCGCTCGAAATGCGATTCATAACTCACCGATGCTGATCGAAACGTTTCGAGAATGTGCCCATAGTGCGAGGTCGCCTTTCCACCTCATCTCAGCCGTTCGTGTATATGGGTTCACGGCCTAGCTGTAGACCGGCCCGTTCACCGCGGTCGTTTACGGCACGTTCTCTAATGCGCTCGCGGAGCTTCTCGGAAAAATCCTGTTCCCGTGTTGCCCATTTGATCCTCCTGGCTGCGCGATCGTATCAAGCGCAACGTGGGCCAAGCGGATTTGTTCTGCTGCATAGTTAGGTTGCTCAAGTGATCGCAGTTAGATCGGTTAACTACCGCAAACGGATTTCATTCAAGAACTCTAGGATCGTCCTTATTCCTTACTTTTATGATAGCTGCCTTAACAATTAGGGGCAGAACAATTGGTAAGGTGACTATCTTCCACGGCTTCCGATATTTTGACGCAAAGAATGAGATTCCCGCAATAATACTACCTTTGTCCCATCCCTTCTTTAGATATAATCTTCCTAACTGAGTGTCGCTACTTCTTAAGACAAATCTACCATAGATAAGGTATATAGCACCGAGATTCCACTCTGCCTTTTCTTCAAAAACCTCCTTGGTGCGAGGTGATTGTTCCCTAGAGAGAATTTTCATAAGATGAAAGACGGCTCTCTCTCCCATTTTGTTTGCAGCCAGACGTAGCCATAGCTCCGCCTTTTGCAAATCTTTAGGGACCATCTTGCCATTGGCGTATCCTATCCCAACGGCTAGCTGCGCCTGTGCGTCGCCACGCTCGGCTCGCGGCATGAAGTATTCAAACCATCTCTGCTGCTCTTCTGTAATGTCTTCTTCCATAATCCCTTCCATCTTCAGTATGCCTTTTGTTTGTTGAAATCCGATGCCGCCGCCGCCACCGCCGACCACGCCGCTGAAAGGCCCTCCCCGAGCCCGACGGCTTACCTTGAAAGGTGAGCCTAGATCTAGATTCCGCCGCAACATGAAAGCCTCAGTCTGAGAACGACCTGTTGCGGGCCTCTAACATCGCTGCAACGATAGACAAAAAAGGTAATAGCGATGCTTGATCCGGACCATGTGTACCTGCTCACCGATGCAAAGCAGAAGAAACGCATCAGGGAAATCCTGACCGAGCGTGGTTTGGCTTCATACATGAACGACACGAAGTGGCGGGAACTGTGTCGGGGTCTGGATAAGGTACCTTTTCGGCCCGCGTACCAGGTCAAATACGTGCATGCTGATGCACCTGAGCCTGTCGAACTTCAGTACGCACCCACATACTTCGGCGACTGGGCAAGCACCCCCGAATCAAGACTTGGCCTGCACATCGAGTGGGTAAAGATCGCACCCCGCTACAGTCGATACAGGGGCCGGTTGGTAACCCCAGTGATACAGGATTGCTCAAGCGAACTGATTGCACTACTCACACGGCTCCGCCTTCCATTTATCGAACAGGGTGGCTTCGTCGTGCTATATGGACATGGCTCGGCGTCGACCTCGATTTGATTTCGGCCATCTCACATCTAATGAGTTCATGGCCTAGGTCGCCAATGTGGCGAATCCCGAGTTCACCCGGCTGCACCAGAGTGAAACAAGACTTGGAGCTCGCAACATATTCATGTTGCACTTTAAGCAATAGCCGTCACCAAATGGTTACAGATATGAGCGATGCTGCTTTGTCTTGGCAAGGGAGGTAACCATGAACATGACATACAAGGCAGTTCAGGGAGTGCTCCGAAAAGCAGGCATCGTCATAAGCAAAAAGGGCGAAGTTCACCGCATAAACTTCTTCAGCGGTCTGGAAAACACCGCCTACTATACGACAAGTCTTCAGGAGGCCCTGGACCGGGGTTTGGCGATGGCGAGAGGTGCCGGAAGGCTGCAAGGAAGCGCCGTTGCCAAGTCGGTCGAAACAGGGCCGTCGACAAGCGCACGCTGACGCCGCAGAAATTCAGGCCGCGAGTGATCGCCTCGTTGCGCGGCGATACGGTGTAACTGCAATAGCCACAATGTCAGGTGGCGCACGCCACCAGTTTCCTGCGGTCGCATTCCGTCGCGCCCCCCTCTGTCCTGCCGGACATCTCCCCCACAAGGGGGGAGATCGGCAGCTTCGCCAGTGACGCCTCTTCTGCAACGTTGGTGATTGGCGAAAGCCAACGCGACATCCAATCTCCCCCCAAGTGGGGGAGATGCCCGGCAGGGCAGAGGGGGGCGCGAAGGATCGCCACCCACCATCACTCATCCCCAAAAAATCCTCAGCCGCTATGAAGCGGCTTTATGCCGTGGGCCCATGCCTGCTTTTTCCGATCCACACAGACGGAGCCTAAAACCATGGCCATCACCCCGCTCGACATCGCCAACATGGCGCTTGGCGTCCTCGACGAGGCGCCGATCGACAGCCTTGATCAGGACGTGAAACCGGCCCGCCTGCTCAATCTGCATTTCGACCTGACCCGCGAGGCAGAGCTGACGAAACACGCCTGGGTGTTCGCAATCCTGGCGGCCGCCGTCGCCGGGTCCGATACCGGCAGTGGCGCGGGCACGCTGAACTTTGCCTATGAATTGCCGGTGGACTGCCTGCGGCCTTTGCCGCTGACCGATAATGGCGAGCCGGATGGCGTGCCGATCGCGTGGCGCCAGGAGGCCGGGCTGATCTATTGCGACCGGTCGGGGCCGCGTCTCATTCGCTACGTCGCCAACCTCACCGATCCGAACGACTGGGACGCGCTGTTCACCGAAGTGCTGGTTGCAGCGCTCGCCATCAAGATCGCGCATCCGCTGACCCACAAGGCGGGCATGATCGACATCGCCCGCGGTGCTTATGACCGGGCGCTCGACGCGGCATTCCAGTCCAACGCCATCCAGCGTGGCGGCAGGCTTTCAACGTCGTCCTGGGCGATCCAGCGCGGCGGGTTTGTGCGCTGATGACGACGCTCTATCCAGTCCAGGATACATTCGTTCGTGGCGAAATCTCGCCGCGGCTACACGCCCGCGCGTCGCTCGATCTTTATCGGGCGGCGCTTTCCAAATGCGAAAACTTCGTCACGTTGCCGCATGGCGGCATCCGCAAGCGCGGCGGGACATACTTCGTTGGCGAGGTGAAGACTTCGGCCAAGAGGACGCGCGGCATACCGTTCATCTTCTCGGCAGATCAGGCCTACATGCTTGAATTCGGCGATCTCTACGTCCGCGTCTATGCCTATGGCGCGCGGGTCGGCACGGTGGAAGTGGCGACACCCTATCTCGAAGCCGATCTGTTCGACCTGCAGTTCGTCCAATCCGCCGACCAGATGTGGATCGCCCACAGGGACTACCTTCCGCAGGTTCTCACCCGCACTGCGCACACCATATGGACGCTGGCCGAGTTCGTCTTTCTCGACGGCCCCTATGACGACATCAACACAACAGCGACCACCATGGCGCCCGCCGAAACCGGCGCCGTCCATCCCCTTATGACCAACAATACCGCTCCAAGCGGCACTGCTGCCGACAGCAGCGGGTCCGCCGACGCCTACAAGGTGTTTGACCGGGACAATGGGTCAAACCTTTCGTTCGGCACGACGATCGGCTTCTTGTCCTATGACTTCGCCGGTACAGCGACCAAGGTTTGTGACGGCTACTGGCTTCGGGCAAACTCTACTGGTGGTACAAAGGCACCCATCGCGTGGGATTTCCAGGGCTTCGACGGCACGAACTGGATCTCGCTTGACAGCCGGACAGCGGAAACCGGGTGGTCGCGCAGCGAAGTGCGTTTCTTCGAGTTTCAGAATGAGACTGCCTACCAGTCCTATCGGTTGAATATCTCAGGCTCGGAGGACGACGCCAATCTTACGATCGCGGAAATGGGATGGCATGAGGATGGCGATACACAGACGCCATTCGATCTCACGGCGTCCTCGATTGTCGGCATCAATGACGGCACCGGTTTCCAGACCAGCGATGTTGGCCGTACCATTCGTTTGCTCGGCTCGGATGCTGTCTGGCGCTGGGCGCGTATCACGAGCCGCACCAGCGCTACTGTGGTCAAAGTCAGGTTGTATGGGCATGCGCTTCCCAATCTCAGCCCGATCGCCCGCTGGCGTCTCGGCACCTTCGTTCCCGGCAAGTACGTCGAAAGCGGTTCGCTGTACGAGGAGCGGTTAGCCTTCAGCCGAAAATTCTCCGTCTACGCATCCGCAACCGGCGACTTCGACAATTTCGCACTCGGGGAAAAGGACGACGATGCTCTTGAATTTATCCAGGCCGGCGGCGGGCAGGCCAATGACATTACGTGGATCTCCGATACGGATGGTGCCCTGCTGATCGGAACGCTTGGCGGGGTCCGCGCTCTATCGGGTTCCGGCATCGACGAAGCGCTGACCCCTTCTTCCTTCAAGAACCGTCGGTCCCGCACGTTTGGCTGCGCCAAGGTCCGTCCGGTGGATGCCGGGCAGTCGTTCCTTTACGTGACGCGCTCCCGCAAATCGATCGCCGAACTTGCCCAGAGCGCCACCGGCCGCTTCACGTCGGATGATGTCGGACAGATTTCCGAGCACATTCCAAAAAAGGGTGTCGTTGAACTGGCGTTCCAGACCGATCCCGATCCGCTGCTGTGGTTCCCGCTGGATAACGGAGAACTTGGCGGCTACACGCACCAGCCATCGCAGGAAGTCCGCGGCATGCACCGGCATCGCATCGCCGGCTCGTTCTCAGGTTCGGCATGGGGCATCGTCGAAAGCGCCGTGGTCACGCCGGGACAGGACGGCAATGATGAGCTCTGGCTGTTCGTCAAGCGCACCATCGGCGGAGTCACCAAGCGCTATATCGAAATCAAGACCATTCCGTTCGAATATGGCGAGATCGCCGACGCGTTCGAAGTCGATTGCGGCCTGACCTACACCGGCGCGGCAGTTACAACAGTAGGCGGCGCAATACATCTCGCCGGCCTGATTGTGGACGTGCTTGCGGACGGGAAGGTCTACCGCGGCCTGACAGTCAGCGGTGCTGGCAATGTCGCACTCCCGGTTGGTTCGCCCGCCGCTGCTAAATGGCAGGTCGGGCTTCCATACGAGGCCGGCGCCGACACGCTTGAGCTTGATGTCGGCGGCAAGGACGGATCGGTTGTCGGACGTCGAAAGATGGTGGCGGCGGTGATCCTCTCCTTGCTGGAGACCGACACGACCGGGCTAGAAATCACGTCGTTGATGCGCGGCCGGTGGGAGCCGGTTCGTATCCCCTCGATCGTTTCGCCCAATGGTATGGCCAATCTGTTCACCGGCAATGTCGAGGTGCCGATCGAGGACAGCTGGGAAGGCCAGGGCAGAGTGAAGATCCGCCACACCAACCCGACACCCTGCACCATCCGGGCGTTCACGCCGGTGTTCGATGCCGAGCCGTAGTTGAAATTGCCGGTGCCGAGCCGTAGTTGAAACTGCCGGTCTCCCCTTGAGGGGGAGATGTCGCCGAAGGCGACAAAGGGGGTCGGCACGTCCTGACGCAGCCTCCTATCGCGGTCAGAGGATGCCGGCGCTTCACGCGAGACGACCCCCTCTGGCCTGCCGGCCATCTCCCCTCAAAGGGGGAAGATAGCGGTTCCCCGTTCGCCTGCTCCCCCACCTCACTCGCCACCAGAGGAATCCACCGCAATGACATCCCCCCATGCCGAAGATCTCGGCAAGGCGCGGACGGCTGCCGATTTTGCTGCCGTCATCGCCTTGCTCGACACCGACCTCAACAATGCAATCGCCCGTAAGCAGGAACTGGAAAAGGCCGAGGACAGTGCGATCTTCGGCGACGGCGACTTGGGCGAAGTGCGCGCCGCGCTCACAGACTGCAATACGGCAATCGCGCTGCTGGAGAAAACCATCGAGGCGGCGGACAGCCGCCGCGCCGCCGCTGCGCAAGGCGAAGCTCGGGCCGACATCGTCGCCCAGGGGGCCGAGATCAAGTCCAAGGCTGCTTCCCTCGGCGAGCGCTGGCGCACCGTCCACCGGCTGATCGAACAGCTGCGCCAGGAGCTGTTCGAGGCCGATGCCTTGAACCGCGCCATCACCACCGCCAACGGCCTGTTCGACGCCGCCGGCGTTGCCGACCTGAAGATCAACCTGACTACTACCCGGCGCGCTGCCATGGCTGGCCCGCGCGCGGCGGTACCCGCCCGTCTCAGCCGGCCGGCGATCCAGGCCGACAGACTGCTTCTCTCTTTCCTCAGCGCCGGCGGCGCGCTCGACCCGCGCGCCGCGCTCGGCGCGCCAGTCGAAGGCGTCAGAAGCAAATTCATTCCCGTCGCCAGCGAACGAGGCTGACCATGTGCACACTTGCCCTTATCGGCACGGCTCTTTCGGCCGGCGGCGCGCTGGTCGAGGGCCAGCAGTCAAGGCAGATGGCCGACTATCAGGCCAAGGCCTATGAACAGCAGGCGCGGGCCGACGCGCAAGCCGCTGCCTTGGAGCAGGGCCAGGAGCGCCACAAGCAGGATCTTCTGCAAGCGCAGGCGCGCGCCCAGGCCGGCGCCTCGGGCGTCTCCATCTCAGGCTCGCCGACCGAGGTGCTGGCCGCCAATGCCAGGCAGGGCCAGCTCGACATCAAGGCGATCCAGTACGGCTCGCAGCTGCGCCAGAACAATCTCACCACGCAGGCCGCCATCTCGCGCTTTTCCGGCAGGCAGGCGGTGGCCGCCTCGATCCTCAAGGCCGGCGGCAATCTCGTGTCGGGTCTTTCCGGCATCTACGACCCGAGCAAGGCCGTGACGTTCGGCAAGAGCGCCTTTCCGCCGGCGCCGGGCGGAGGGCTTTACTGATGGCGACCATCCCCCCTCCAGCTCGCCCAGCGCCGGCTCGATACCGGCAGCGTGGTTTCCTATCCCCGGCGGCTCCGCCGGTCGGGCGCCGCCATGCAAGGTTTTGGTGATGAACTCTCGGCGATAGCCGAGCGCTTCCAGCAGCGGAAGCAGCAGCAGGAAGAGTTCGACGCCGAGATCGTCAGCCGGCAGTTCAATGGACAGATCGCGCAGGCCGAAAACGATGCAATCCAGAATGCGCCGGCCGATGGCAGCGGCCTGCATGACCGCATGTATGGCCAGGTCGATCCACTCACCGGCCAGGTGATCAAATCAGGCCTGTTCGACACGCTCTTCGACGGCACCCTGCCGAAAGTGCCCGAGGGCCAGCGCGCCAATTTCACCAGACAGAAGGAAGTCTTGCGCTCGGCCGGCTCGGCGCGAATGGCCGCCAGGCAGCAGGCGCGACGCGATGGTTACGAGCAGGCCGAGTGGACCAAGGTTGAAAACATCTACACCGGCTCGATCGCGCAGAGCGATCCCAACGATACCGCAACGTTCGAAGCGATCCGGCAAGACGGGCTCGATTTCATCGGCAAGATAGGCAACCCGGTAGCCAGGCAAGCGGCCGAAACCGCGTGGCGCAGCAACGTAGCCAAGGCGATCGTCCTGGCGATGATCGCCCAGGACCCGAAGCGCGCCGCCGAGATGCTGGGTGGTGCGCAGGCCGCGCCCGATGGCATGGGCGAAACGGTGCGCATGGAGCTGGGCGCGGGTTCGCAAGGGAAGCAAGCGGCCGCGAAAGGCGATCGCGTCAGCAAGTTGACGCCGGATGAAAGGGTGGCGCAGTCCTTTCGGGACGACATTGCGCCCGAAGACCGGCCAGCGTTGGTCCAGCAAGCTCGAGCCGCCGACGCGATGCGGCAAGTCGAAACACGCACTAACATTAGCTTGGCCAAGCAGAATGCACCGGCCGCCATCAGGGACACTGGAATCTATTCCGGCCTTATCCCAACGCCGGAACAGTTCGTCGCTCTCTATGGCGCCACCGAAGGCGCCAGGCGCTTCGAGGCGTTCAACAGGACCATCGAGGTCAGTCGTCAATTCCACAGCATGCGCGACCTGTCGAATAACGCCGTGCTGGCCATGGTCAAGGACGCCGACCCGGCGGCAGACAGTTCAACGCCGGAAGAGGACAAGGCGCGCCACGCCGCCATCACCACCGCCGCGGACCTGACGTTAAAGGCCAGGCAGGCCGATCCGGGCGGCTATGCCCGAAAGGCATTCGCGAACCTGGATGCCACCTGGAACAATCTGACGAGGCCGGAAGATTATCAGGCGGCAATCATCGGCTCTATCGCCGCTCAGCAGCAGTTGGGCTTCGAGACCATTCAGCCGCTGCCCAACTCCGTCGCAGAGGACATTGTCGGCGAACTCAAGGCCCAGCCGCAAGACCAGAGCGCAGAGCTGCGCAATGTGTTCGCGGCGCTTCCCACTCAAGCCGCACGAGAAGCGGTGCTTGGCCATCTGCTTCAGACCGGTGCGTCCCAAACGGACAACAGCATCGCGGACAGGTCGGTCCGGGCAGCTGTAGTCGACCCGATGATGCTGCTCGATTTAACCAACACTGTCGAACCAGGACAATCGGGAGCAAATGCCGAGGTTACTAATCGTATCCAGACGAACCGTGAGTGGCTTGGAGGATTGATAACTGGCGAGAATCGGGCAGCCAGTCTTCGGGGCCGTCTCGCGGCGGGGCTGGTTGGTTCCACGGGGCTTGGCGAGACCGGCGGCATTTCTCTATCGGATTTCACGCCTCTCGGGGTTTCGTTTGCGTTAGAGGAATCGGCGGTCGCTGCGCTGCACGGCAACTACGGCGAAGCCGCGCTAAAGTTCGCGGGCGCCATTCCGACCCAAAGGGTTGCGGCCGCGGCGCTCAGGCGGGCTGGCAAGTTTGTCAAGCCTGGAGAAGAGACTTTCTCCAGGTTTTCGAAGCGGCCATCTGAATTTACCGAAGCGGGCGAGGCAGTTGGCTGGGCTGTCAACGCCGAAACTCTGCAATTCCAGCAAGCGCTTGCGCGCTCGGTCTCGCCACGAGTTCCACGCCGGAGGACGCGAGCCGGTGAAATATCCGATGGTGCATTTGACACCGCGCTACTTGCTGCGATGCTTGCCAGGGACCTGTCAACTATCAAACACGCCGGGTCGAAAGTTGGGTGGGCGAGATCAAACGATTATCGAAAAACCTTCTTCGACGCGAATCCTCGTCTCAACAAAAGCGACTATGTAGTGCACCATGGCGTCGAGCAGCGAGTTTTTGAAAGGTATCCTGGGCTCTTTGCGGAGAAAGAGCTGCATTCAATCGAGAATCTTCGAGGAATTCGAAAGGAATTCGACATAAATTTGCACCATAAAGTTATTCGGAACGAGTGGGAAGGTTTTTATAAGGAAAACCCTCATGCTACCCGTCAGCAGATCCTTGACTATGTTGCCGAAATCGACAAGAAGTACGGGCATTTGTTCGATCCTCCAATAGATGAATGATGAGATACTATGACATTTTGCCCGATGTGGTAGGTGGATTGGGTGGGGGCACCGTCATGGACACCAGTGACCACCCCCTATCTTAAGCAAGCTTGTGTATCAGATGGAGGGATGGTTCGGTGACGTTCTTATAACGAGCTTTCCCGTGTTTCCTCGTGACGGAGGATCCCGCGCACGCATTGTCCAAAATCGGCTTCACCGGAGCGACATTCGTCCCTGTTGAAGTCATAACGTCCGAAGATTTCCGCGAACTTCAGCCCGAGGTAGAGCTTCCATCTTTCGTGTGGCTGAAGGTGAACGGGAAGGCGGGTCACGATGACTTCGGCATCGCCAAGAACGTGAACCTCGTCCTATCAGAGCGCGTCTTCGATGTGTTTGATGAGCGCGGTCTCCCTTCCGCTACCATCAAACCGTTCGACGGCCGGCAGGAGTAGGTTGGGCACCGTCAGATTTAATCGGCTGGTAGATGGAGATCGCAGTGTTCGAGACATTCCAAAAACACTTTCCCGTTGAAAGCAGGCTGGTGGTGGATTCCGGCAGCGAATCCTTTGAGACAAAAATTCCCGGTTTGAATGAACTGCTGACCAGTTTCGGTGGTGCCTCGTTCAAACATGGCCTGTACCGAATCATTCGTGCGCAGGACGTGTCGCAGTGGAACGCGAGGTCACCTTGGGTTTCCCGAGTTCGCCGGGCGGATCACCTGCTTTGGCTACGATTGGCAGGGGACCGCATTTTGCCTTCGACTCTCAGAGCTCGAGCAAGGGGAGCCAGGCATCGTGATGTTCGAGCCAGGCACCGGGGAGGCTCTGCAGGTTCCCGCCAATGTAAGGACGTTCCACGAGATCGATGTCAGAGAGGACGAAGATGCGGCGGTTGGCTGCCAACCTCTACGGAAACTGGCGCGATTCCGGGGGGCCGAACCCGCCTATGACCAGTGCATCGGCTATAAGAAACCGCTGTTTCTCAGCGGAGAGGACGATATCTCAAACCAGGAATTGTCGGACCTGGAAGGCCATGTGGTGCAGCGGTGTGGCCTGCCGGTTCGAAAGGGGTGAGAGGTGGTTGCGACGCTGAGGCGGTGGATTGCCGCCATTGGGTCTATGTTGCTGGACGGCCACGTGCGCAGCCTTGCTGACAATTCAACGGGGCCATATTTCTACATAAAGCCGCACGTGGCTGGTGGCCTAGGCGAAAACACCGTTCTGGACACCAGCGTTCATCCGCCAATCGTAAGCAAGCTTCACTACCAGATAGAAGGCTGGTTTGATTCTGCGTTGGTGACGACCTTTCCCTGTCTTCTTGTTACCGAAAAGGCCAAACGCGCACTGTTGGAGATCGGTTTTCGGGTGAGACATTCGCCGATGCTGAAGTGACCACCTCCGACTACTTTCAAGAAATGAGCCTGAGGTGGGTGTCCCCCTGTGGCTCAAGGTGAACGGGCAAGCAGGCCGCGACGACTTCGGAATTGCGTCAGATTATCGCCTTGTCATCTCGAGACGCGTACTCGATTTCTCATAACCTCGCGAGAGCAATGATAGACATGCTCTGTTTGGAGTTGTTGGGCCATGGTGATGCTTTGGAGGAAAAATCGAACGATGCCATCCCAGATCTAAGCAGCGTCACGCGCCTGCCTCCTGCCGAAATCAGCACAGGCGAGGACGATCTTGACTCTGCCCGTATCGAGGCGCGCCAATATCTCGAATTCTATGACTTGGTATCGCCATCAAAGGCGAATATCTTGGATATGGTGCCGAGGGGATAATATACATTTCTCTTTTTGAGATTTCACCCGGCAGACCAGATGCGCCCCAATGGATATGGGTAATCGTGGGTGATGTACCTCCCGCATATATGCCCGGCGACGACGTCAAGACTCCGTATGAGGCGCTGGACGGATACATTGGCGCAATGGAAGACTGGGTCGAGCGGCGCGCCAGGGGAAGTCGGTCGCGAAGCTGATCCCTGTCAATGTGCCGGCAAATCCCGCTAACGCTGAAATGTTGGGCAGTTTTCCTAGTCACGTTGGCCGGCGTTCTCCTGCTTACTCTTCTGCCGGTGCGGTTCTTGCCGGATCTCGGCATGGCCGTCACGCTTCACGATGACAAGCTCCAACACGCCATCGCCTTCACGGTGCTGGCGGCCCTGGGAAGCCTCGGCAGGCCAAGGCAAGGCTGATAATTGCCCTCGCCTTTACCGGCGCGGCGATCGAGGTTCTTCAGGGCGCGCAACTGATAGGGCGCGATCGGGACGGGTTGGACTGGGTTGCCGACTGCACCGGCATGGCGTGCGGGCTGACAATCGCCGGCTGGACAAAGAGGCGCGTTGGCGGACTGCCATAGGCCGTAGCGTTACAAGCTCAGCGCTGCGTGGCCAGCGCTTCAGCAAAGATCGACCGGAAACGGAACAATTCCGCTTGGGCAATATGGCTAGCGTCCGCGAACATGGATCGTCCCTCAAGAACATAATTGCACCGGCTTGTATCACACAGCGCTTTGTCCGGGCGCGCAAAGCCGATATTGTCACGAGTCTCGAAATGTTGAAGAGCCGCCCCGTATTGTCGTTGAAACTCCTCGGCCGGAAGGTAAGTCGGTTTTTCTAGAGGTCGACCAAAGGCGAGGCTTCGGCTTAGCTCGGAAGGCATATCCCAACCAGGGTAGGCGATCGGGCCGACTAGCACGACGTTTTGCCAAACCCACGTAGACGACCGATCAGATCGTCAAGCCCGCGAGCGAGTTCCACGCCGTCTCGGTTGTCGATCTTCTTTCCTGCTGCATCGACAAGACCGTCATGCGCCCACGTCAAACCAAGGATGACGGTCTCGACGTTTGAAAGGTTGCCAATCTCCGCGAGGTTGCTGCTGGCCACGCCAATGCAGGAACGGGAGATGTTGACTGATACGGTCGGCAGACAGCCGTTCGCAGGGACTAAGAGACCAGCCAACTCTCTTTCGGTGAGGATGGTTTCCCATAAGGGGGCATACATCTGCGCATGGGAATTTCCCAGCAGGACGACGTTCGCGTCAGCGGGGTTGCGAGACGGAAGGTTGAGCACGCAGGCGCGCGACTGACCCATGCGGATATAGTTAGGAACAGGGCAACGATAATTGGTCCCGACCGCCGCGTTGATGGCTGCGGCTTCACCGCTCATGCGGCTGGGCAGCCCATTCGACCAGATCAGCGCCGCCCCGGCAACCGCCGCCAGCATAGCGGCACCTGAGCCAGCTGCGGTGCACGCGGATCGAGCCGGGATGGACTTGCTGCGGAAGGGGCGTTCGACATACCGCCACGAAAGAACGGCGCAGCTCGTCATCGCCACAATGGCAACGAACATTTCGCCGGGATGAAGGTCTCGGACGAGGTAATATTGCGAAAAGACGATCACCGGCCAGTGCCAGAGATAGAGCGAGTAGGAGATCAGCCCGACGAACACCAGGGGCCGGATCTCTAGCATCCGGTTGATCGGCGACTGCTTGTCTTGGCCGGCAAAAATCAGAAGCATTGTTCCAATCACCGCAGGCAGGGCAACCGGGACCGACCCAAACCACTGAACCGGGCTGGCGATGCCGACAAGGACTGCGACCGAGCCGGCCGCCCCGAGAATGCCAGCGGCCAACCCATATGGTGCCCGATCGCGCGGCAGAAGTGCGATCAGAGCGCCGCCTCCGAGTTCCCAAGCCCGGGTCGGCAGCAGGAAAAACGCAGGTGACGCGCCGCCAATCCTGAGCGCCAGTACATTGGCCGCCAGTGAGGCGAGGGTGAGTAGAGCGATGGCGGGTAGTGTCGCTCGAGGCCAGAAGCGGGCGAAGACGGCGATCAGTAGCGGAAAGGCGATGTAGAACTGCTCCTCGACGCCGAGCGACCAGACATGCAGGAGCGGCTTCGCTTCTGCCGCCCTCGAAAAATAGTCAGTATCCCGCCAGAAATAGATGTTGGCCACGAAAGTCAGGGTGGCCAGAACGCTCTTGCCGTACCCGATCAGGTCGGCAGGCAACAGCAGAACGACCGCTGGAACCGTGGCAAAAAACAGCAGCAGAAGAAGTGCCGGCATGATCCGGCGAATCCGCCGCTCATAGAAGCGCATGATATCGAGAACTGCCCTTTGACCGCCTCGCGCCGCAAAATCAGCGTGATCAGGTAGCCCGAGAGCACGAAAAAGATGTCGACCCCCAGATATCCTCCCGGCAGCACCGATCTCGACAGGTGGAATGCTATCACCGAAATGACGGCGATCGCGCGCAGGCCGTCAATGTCCGCCCGATAGCCAATGAGGTGCGAATCCGCGCTTCCGACTCTGGTGTGCATGTTGAAGGTTCAGGTCCCCGACGGCAGTATCCGTCTATAATAGAACCAGAGCCACCGTGCCACCTCAGGGTGCCACGATGTCACCGGTTTTCCTCGATCGACAGTGCGGTCGAAAAGGATTGCACAAACCTGCAGCAACGATCGCGGATTTTGTATTTCAGACCGCGCTCCAGCGCCACGCACTGAAATCCGAACACCAAACACTTTCAAGCCTCGCTTTGCGGGGCTTTTATCATGGAGCAAGCCTGATGGCCCGACCTGCAACTGCCGCCGTTCGAATTCTGACCGGCGAACGCGAACCCGTGCGTCTGGCGACCGCTGCCAACATCATTCGGCATGGCCTGCAGACCATCGACGGCGTGCCATGCGAGGTTGGCGACCGCGTGCTGGTCAAGGACCAGTCCGACCCGACGCAGAACGGGATCTACACGGTGAGCGAAGGCGAATGGTTTCGCGCCGCCGATGCCCGCACCGCCCGCACCTTGCAGAAGGGAACGACGGTCCACACCCAGGTAGGGACAGTCAATGCCGACCGGGTGTTTCAGTTTACGGCCGACGAGCCGGTCGTGGGCACCGACGCCATCGCCATTATCCCGTTTGTGTCGCCCGACATTCAGACGTTGTCGATAAGGTGGAAGCGCTGCGCGATGAAACTCAGGTGCTGAAGGATGCCACTGAGGCCAGTGCCGGCCAGGCAGCTGCCAGCGCCTCCACCTCCGCCGCCAATGCCGGACAAACCGCCGCCGATGTCGTAGCAACCGCGGCCAATCTGGCCAGCGCCCAGGCGGCGCGCGACGCGTCTTTGTACGGCAAGGGCATCTTCCCGACGATCGCGGCGGCGGTCGGCTTTGGTATCGTTGGTAGCGGTGCGCTCGTGGGCGGTGCTGGCGGGACTGATGGGACATTCGATCTCGCCATTACTGGCGGTGTTGGCTCTGGCGCTGCCGGTCGGTTCATCGTCGCTGGCGGCGTAGTCACTATGATCCTCATCACGGCGTCGGGTTCTTATACCACCGCGCCTGCTTTTAGCTTTGGCGCGTCAGCCGGCCTCGCTGGTGCCAGCGCCCCACCGGTTCTTGCCCGGAATGTTGAGGTTGGTGAATACTTTTGGACCGAAATCGGCGCCGGTATCCTCGGAATGTACAACGTAGTGGCGGGGCCGGTTGCCATCGACACAGGCGTTCGCGCGTCAGCGGCGGAAGTCATCGCCTTGATCGGCTCGCGGACGGTGGGTCCGGTTGCCATTACCGGCTCGGTCGGCGGCACGGCTATCACTAACACTTCTGTCTATTACTGGCCGGGGTCTCTGTCCGCGATAGATGAATATCTGGCGAGCGTAGAGCTCGGCTTCGGTGTGACAGCCGGGACCATTCATGTCGTCTTTGCCCACGTCGAGGGCGACGGCACGCTGAGTCTCGTCTCTGAACAAACCATCCTTGCCGTTGCCGGCCCGTCCTCCGTCAACTCGGGGCTCTCGATCCTGAAACCGGCCGGCAGTGTCATGGGCCTCCAGCGCACCGGCTCCGGCACCTGGTACTATACGGCGGGGGCCATTCCGAACGGCGAAGCCGAGTGGTTCACGGCGGCGGTTCCTACGTCGAACACCGCCAAGACCATTGGCTTTACCAATGGCCCGCAATGGAAGGCAACTTTCACGGGCGAAATCGGCGTCAAGGCGCGTGCTGCCTATGCTACCGCAAACGAACTGGCTGATATTGTCGGATCAGAGCAGGTTGTTGGCTGGCCGTCATTGGTCAACACAGGCACGAATACCCCGTCGAACTACAGCGTTGTCATGCAAACGCCAGCGTCGTCCGATGGGTACATTACCGAAGTTAATGCCGGGGCAAGCGGTTCCGGCGCGGCCAACATTCACGTTATCCAGTACAACGGCGACCTGACCGTCAACGTGATCAGCACACATCGGATCACGCTGGCCAATGGTGTGACCGAAATTCCCCTAAGCATCCCGATTGCAGCGGGGCAATATCCGGCGATAAGCAGCGGCGGCTACAAATTTCAGAACAGCGTCAATCCGCAGGGCATTCCCGCATGGATCAAGGCCGGCGTGTTGTCGAACGGCGCCACTGTGGCATCATCGACCCAGCACCGCTATGAGGTCGCGTTCACGATCAAAACTGGCCTCATCGCCGATGCTACGCGGGCTTTGGCCGGCGGTGCGCAAAACACCGGCATGAACCTGCTGGCGGCCGCCGACCCGAATGGCGTCGTTGACGCGACCGCAATCTTTGCTTCGGCCGGGGCCGCTCACTCATATCCTTATGTGCCGCCCGGCAGCTTCGCGCTGACGGCCATGCCCAAGTCGGGTGACGGCTTTTGGGGGCCTGGAAAGCCGTTCGTCGGCGGCCGGAGGTTTTTCGTTCCGGCTCGCCCGTCGCTGTTCAATCTTTATGATGGCTTCCGGGCCAAGATGGCAGAGCATATCGCCAACAACGACGTGCTCTGCCTGATCGCTGACAGCATCGGTCATTGGGCGCTAGCCAGCAACGGCCCCGCTCACTGGTTCAATCGCGTCCACGCAGTTCGCAAATGTCGGTATTGCTGACGATGAACCGGGCATGACGGCGCTGCGGCCAAGCTCTACCTACACGCCCGCCTTCTATGGCGTCACGACCAGCGGAACCGTCTCGACGGGAACGCGCGGGCCGCTCGGCGAAAGCATCATCCTTGCGGATGGTGCGTCCCTGGCGTTCACGGGCGCCTATGAACAGGTCGACGTCCACTACACCCAGGACGCCGGTCAAGGCTCGCTCGCCTTCGCCTTCAACGGCGGCGCCGCCTACAAGACTGTGAACGCTGCCGGTGCTCTGGCACTCGATCAATATTCCGGCCCGTCCCTGACAGGGCAGGCGGCGAGCGGAAACTATACCCTCACGGTCGCAGGCGGACCTGTGGAGATCACCGGGCTTATCCGTCTCGGCATAAAGGCGGCCGGCTCGCGCCCGCGTCTGCGGACGCTGCGCGCCGCGCACGGAAGCTATACATTCGCCTCCTTCAACGCGCCGCGCCTTGCTTCTGCGGTCGCACAATGCGGCTATGCTGGCGGCAAGATCGTGCCGGTCCTCGCCCTGGGCATCAACGACAGCTTTGGCACGCCGCCGGCGACGATTTCAACGAACATCACGTCGATCATCAACGCGCTGGAAGCGGCCCTGGCGCCCCGCATCATCGTAATGCCGCCAATGCGCCCGTCCTCGTCTTGGGATGGCAGCTATACGGGCGGCCGAACATACGACGCAGCGCTTGGCGCGATCCGCCAAACCTACCGGTCGCGCAATGTGCTGACGATCCCGATCGACGGGTTCGATTACGTCAACTCGGGGGCCTATCAAGAAGGCCTGCACTTCAACGACGCCGGCCACGACGGCAATGCGTTGCGCTTCATCGAATACGTCGCGGAAAGGGGATAAGGCCACGCCATTCGCAATTAGTGCAAGGGTAAAGTGATCGCGACGCTTGAAGAGGGCGAGGAATGGGTGATCGTCGGAAAGAAGATCCTAACCAGTCCAATGACCCGAACTTATAGTCGAGGAATCACAGTGCCTAAGGACGATGCCGAAGGCTCGTCGAAGTGTGGCTGGGAGGCGCCTAGTCCGCACTGGACGCGGTTCGCGCACTCGCACGGTTGGCTTGGCGGGGGTGATCCTTAGGAGGATTTCTCTATGGCGGACGCCGGCAGCATTATAGCGATCTATGATGATTACTACGCAGATGGCAAAGTAGTCCCGAAACGCGAAATTGCTTCGCAGCAATCAGTCGGCCATATAGAAGCGATCCTCCCGGGGGAGACCTTCGAAAAGGTCCTTGATATCGGGGCCGGTCAAGGGGCTGTGCTGGACAAGCTCAACAAACGAAATCTGGCAAAGACACTCGGGGCCGACGAGATTTCCACCTCGGGTATTGAGGCCATCAAGGCCCGGAAAATCCCTAGTCGGAAGAGCTCGATGTTTTTGATGGCTTCCACACTCCGCACTCCGACAAGTCGTTCGACCTGGATTGGCCATCCACGTCGTCGAGCACGAACGGATGTTTTTGATGGAGGCGGCGAGCGTCTGCAAGAAGCTCAACATCGAGGTGCCGCTCGAGCATACGAGAAACCTCAATCGCGCCATTCGGATGTCCGGGCCGTATGGGCATGTCAATTTCTACACGCCGCTGACGTCGAAAATCTGCTCAATACTTCCGGGCTCAAGGTCGATAGGCTGATGACGTTTGCTCACGATCTCGCTTATGAGCAGCACCTGGCCGGGCGGTCCAAAGGATGGGTGAAAAACAGGTTGCGGACCGAATTTCTCAAGGTCGCGGCCAAGACTGCGGTGCGGAGCATGGCGTACATGGCCGCAGCGCTCTGCAGCACTAAGTAGTTAATTCTGAAAGGTCGCGGACCTTTTTAGCCGGAACTCCGGCAACGACCGTGAAGGGCTCTACGTCTTTCGTGACGACAGACGCCGCGCCGACGACCGCGCCCTTGCCGATCGTGACACCTTTCAGGATTGTCACGCCAAAGCCGATCCAGACATTCTCATCGATTGTGACCGGCGCGATGCCGACAACCGACCAGTTCTTTTTGCCTTGATGCCACTCGGCGACATCGCTTGTTCGCTGCTTCCAATCCAGCGAGTGCGAGTTATGGTCAACGATCGTCGTACCCCATGAGATAACGACATCATCGCCAAGAGTGATGTGTTCTGCAGCGACTAGGTGGCTCTTGCCGATGTAGCAGCGCCGTCCGATCGTGATCCGCGCTTCTGGTCGATCAAACGAGAAGTAGCAGTTGATGATCCCGTCCTCGCCGATCGAATGATGGCCACGGCGGGCAGTGCGGACGCTCTGAATGGCCATCTTCGTGCGGGCGCCAACATTGACGCCCGCTAGGCGTTGCAGGAAGGGCGGCACAAAAGGCATGTCAGTGTCTTCCGTATCGTGTTTGTTGCTGCCTCTCGGCGATAACCTGCAAACCGTCGCAGAGCATGAGGTGCCGTTGTGGCATTTGCTTACTAAGCTCTTTCAATGCTGCCCGCGCATCGTGCTCGCCGTCGGCTTCCATCATTGGCGCAGGGATGTGTCGGCCAGCGATTGCTTGAACCGAAAAGCGCTTGAGAGCTTGTGCCACCGGCAGGTTAGTTCGCATTGTCAGGGGCAGTATCCGTTGGGCTCCCACCATTTGCGGCAAGCACCTCCGCTTTGCAAGCGTGATGGTGAGGTGTTCACGCGGTAATTCGTTTGGCTCGACATGGCCTCTGGCAACGAGCCGGTGCAGGTAGCATTTCGTCGACCGTCGATAGGTTTGTACCGAGCGATCTTGTGAGTCGAGAATTTCGGCGGCGGCTGGCTGGCTTTCGCGTCCAAAAGACACGCCGTAGCCCGCGCAGGCGAATGGCGCAAATACTAGTGACGGCTGTCTTGCGGCTTGTCGTGAGGCTGGCTGTTCGACCACCAGACAAAATACAGCGAACCTACCTTCATGACCGGCACGCGGCGCTCGCGTTCGCGCACCCGCGATTCGCGATAGACTTCATCTTCAGGGTGCCGCCCGGCAATTGATACGCACTGCCATCGGTTCAACTCCCGCCGCGCAACGCAACGATGATGTGCAATGCAGCAAGTAGAGAACTTCCCAAGGGAAGAGTCAACAGCCGATGGGCCGTTTTGACCGTTTCCGGAAGGATTGAGCGTAGGCGCCCGATGAGGGGTTTTCAGGGCGTCGAGGCTGCCCGGGATTGGTCAGGATCGTCCGGTGCAACCGGCGGGTCGTTCAAAGCACGCTGGCGGTTCGACCACCAGGTTAGATAGATCGAACCGACCTTTACGACAGGGATGCGGCGGGTGCGCTCGCGCTCGCGCAATTCCCGATACACCTTCATCTTCAAGGTGCCGCCCGGCAACTTGATACGAACCGCCATCAGCCCAACCCCCATTGTGCAGCGCAGCAATTAGAGAGCTTCCGCGGCGGAAGAGTCAATGGCCGGTCATTGACTATTTCTGGGATCTTCTGGGACGGTTTCCATAAGGGTCGCGTCGCAGGCTCATCGTTTCGGCGGGCGCCCCGACGGCGACATGCTGCTCGGCCACCAGACGATGAAGTAATTTCCGACCTGCCAGACCGGAACTTCGCGCTTCTGTTCGCGGCGGCGCAGCTCGTCCTTCGTCTTGATCTTCAAGGTCCCGCCCGGAAGCCTGATCCTTATTGTCACGTGCCCTCCCGCACCCTGTGTCCCACACGGTACGAACGGTTCATGGGAGCAGTTTCATCCCGGCTAAGCAATTTCGGATCAGGTAGCAAGGCGGCTCGAGCTGTTTCAAATGGTCAACACCGTCACTTGAAGAAATCCGCCATGCCCTGGATAGCCAGGAACGCATAGAGGATCGGCCCGGCGACCAGCCCGCAATAGAGGCACAGGATCGCTGCCAGCGCCACAAGCAAGGGCTTGTCGCGGCCGACCGCGCATAGCTCGGCCTTCACTGTCCAGCGCGCCGTTCCTTCATCTTGCGACATGGGCCGCTGTCCTCCCGATCTCCGCTCCTCTTGGGGCTCATTTCACACAGTCGGTTGCAAACATCAACCTGCCCGCGACCTGGGCGGAAAGGACAACACCCATGGATACCACGTTCAAGGGCGCCGCCAGGCGTCTGGACGACCTCGATCTGCCAAAACTTGGCGCCAGGATCGGCGTCGGCGAGGATGAGATGCACGCCTTTCTCGACGTCGAGACCAGCGGGCATGGCTTCGACGCCCATGGCCGGCCGATCATCCTGTTCGAGCCGCATGTCTTTTTCCGCAACCTGTCGGGGGCGAAGCGTGCGCAAGCAGTCGCGGCCGGACTTGCCTATGTCAGGTGGGGCGAAAAGCCCTATCCCCGGGACAGCTATCCGCGCCTGAAAGCGGCTATGGCGATCGACGAGACGGCGGCGCTCAGATCGGCGTCATGGGGGCTCGGCCAGGTTCTCGGCGAGAATTTCAAGGCGGCCGGCTTCCCCACCGTGCAGGCCATGGTCGAAGCCATGATGGAGGACGAGGCGCTGCAGCTGGCGGCGGCGGTCAATTTCATCGCCGCCAACCGGCTCGACGACAAATTGCGCAAGCATGATTGGGCCGGCTTTGCCAAGGGCTACAACGGCGCATCCTTTGGGAAGAACGCCTACGATATCAGGCTTGCCGACGCGTTCCGCAAATGGTCTGGGATCAGGGACACGCCGTGGCCGCCCGCTGCCCCAGCACAGCCTCCAGCGCCTGTTCCGATCCCGCAGGCTCCGCAACTGAACGGTTCCCCGACTTCGGAGGCAGAGCCGGGCAGGGCTGGAGTCCGGCCCGGACCGTTGCCCGGCCCCTGGGCCGCAGTCCTGGCCCCATTGGTCGCCGCAATCCTCTCCTTGTTTCGAAAGGTAAAGCCATGACGTGGTTCAATACCAATGCCGCGCACAATCTGATCAATGTGCTGATCCTGCTGCTTACTGGCCTGGTCGGCTTCGACTGGACGATGTTCGGCATCGACGCGGCCCTGGCGCTCAAGATCACCGGGGTGCTGACCCTGCTCAAGATCTTGATGAATGTCGTCCGCGACGGTGTCGCCGGCCTCGTCAGAAGACAGCCCGCCGTGGAGGGCAATTGAGATGTGGGTGCTTTCCATGCTGAGCGCGCTCGCCGGCAACAAGGCGATCATGGCGATCTTCGCAGCACTCGTCGGCGGCATCGGCCTCTTTGTCGCCGGCGGCATCAGCCGGGCCAAGAAGGATACGGCCAGGCGAGCGGCGGAAAAGCTCGCCGCGGCGCAGGATCGCCTCGAAATGGACCGCGAGGCGACCGATGTCGAACGCGCGGCGCGCGACCTGCCGGACGAAGCCGCACGGCGGGAGGCGATGCGATGGGCAAGGCACTGATGATCGGTCTGCTGCTCGGCGGCCTGCTGCTCGCCGGATGCACAACGCCGGTTTCGCCCGCGCGCCAGGTCTGGTGCGACCACAATCAGGCGCGGCGTCCGTCCGCCCTCGTCGTCGCCGCCATGTCGCGGCCCGAGCTCGACGAGGTGAATGCCTACAACGGGAAGGGCGCCAGATGGTGCGGATGGAGGCCGTGATGATACAGGAGTTTCTCGATGCTCTCGGCATCAAGGCGCCGGTGGTGGTCGCCGGCCTTTCCGGCGGCATTTTGCGAGCCTTGTCGCGCCACCGCTACAAGGTCCGCGAGATGGTGGCGTCGCCGATCTGCGGCGCGCTGGCGGCGGCCTACCTGACGCTTCCCGTGGTGCACTACATCCGCGCCGGCCTGCCTGTTCCGTCGCCTGACGACGACACCACGACGCTGGCCGCGGCGTTCCTCATCGGCGTCTCGGCGATGTGGATTTCGGATATCGTCTTCGAGGTGGTGGTGAGGCGGTTCAAGCCGGAGAAGGAGGAGTGAGATCGCGCCTGTCTTATTGCGCCGCAGTAACAGCCTCTTGCGGGAGACCCGGGTGAAGGTTGCGGAACCACGGGCGACGGTGCGCGTTAGGCACGACCCTTGAGAGGATCTACCATGCCAGTTCGCCCAATCGTCTCGACAGCCGCAGCGATCCTGCTCGGGGCCACAAGCATGGCTTACGCCCGGCCGGATGCGCGCACCATGACATGCGAACAGACGCAGCTTCTGATCCAGAGCCGGCGCGCGATCGTCCTGACCACCGGCCGCAACACCTACGATCGATATGTCCGCCAATTTGGCAATGAGTGCGACCGACCCGCCGTGCCCGTCGTGTCCTATGTCCGGACGCTTGACGGTCAATGTCGGGTGCATCGATGCGAGGAATGGCGTTTCGATTTCCCGGCAGCCGGCTTCTGA